GAAAAACATAAAGTTGGATTTATTCCGATAGGAGATGCTTTTAGTGTTGCATTTATAAAATATTGACGGAAAGGATGTGGGATATGATTTTAGCGAGGAGTCCGCTGAGAATTACTTTAGGCGGTGGTGGAACAGATCTGGCATCATATTATGAGAAGCAGAATGGATTTTTAATCTCTGCAGCGATAAATAAATATGTATATATTTTGATTAATAAAACATTTGATAAATCATTGGTATTAAAATATTCTCAATTAGAGAAAGTGTCTCAGATTGAAGATCTAAGACATCCTATTGTGAAAGAAGCGCTTAAAATGCTGAAACTTGAAAAAGAACCATTAGAAATATGTTCTATGGCGGATATTCCTGCGGGAACTGGGTTGGGTTCATCAGGCACTTTTACTACTTGTCTTCTGAAGGCTTTACATGGCTATAAAGGAGATTTTATCGGAACAAGACAACTTGCAGAAGAAGCCTGTGATATAGAGATAAACAGGCTTGGAGAACCGATTGGAAAACAGGATCAATACATATCGGCTTTCGGTGGAATTTCTTGTATGGAAATTGATAAAAGTGGATATGTGGATGTTATGCCTCTGCAAATATCCAGTGAGACTTTGTATAATTTGGAAGACAATCTAATCTTATTTTTTACAGGGTATTCTCACGCAGCCGGAAATATATTGTGTGAACAGGATAGTAAGAGTAGAGAAGATGATGATAATATGATAAAAAATCTTGATGTTGTCAAACAACTTGGATTAGACAGCAGAAAAGCTATTGAGTCCGGGAAATTAGATAAATTTGCAGATATATTAAATGAGCATTGGAAATATAAAAAACAACGTTCTTCCAAAATGTCTAATCCGCAAATTAATGAATGGTATGAATATGCGTTAAAAAATGGTGCTATTGGAGAGAAAAACGCATTTGCAGTTAGAGATAAATCATATCTTGCTGCAGCAAAATTTTCTGGCGGTACTTGGGATGTTGAATATCAGAAAATTGGGCGCGCTAAAGATATTGCAATTGATACCGAATGGTCTTATGTAGCATGTTATGAAGAATTAGATAGGTTTCTTAAAGGGTATACTACGATTGTTGAAATGTTGAACGAAGTTCGTGAGGGATTTGCGGTTGATATGGATAACCGTATTGCTACAATATTTAATGGAATGGGTGCATATCTTCCTTCTCAATTTGTTCAGCAGGGAACTTATGATAAAGATACCTTAATTGACATGATCAGACGAGTACGTACTGCTAATAGAAAGAACACCGTTGTTGCAGGATCTCAGAGGGCAGTTAGTAAAATTGCAGAAGGGACTAATGCCAATTGGATCTCTAGTGCCGCAAAAGATGAATTAGCTACCAGCGGCGTAGTTGTAAAGAATACTGGTATTGGATGTGATGCAATTATTATTCCCGATTCTTTTATTCCATTTACATATGAATTTGCTGGTGCTGATGATACTCTTTATGTATTACCTGATGAACAGATTATTAAAATTTTCTATGAAGGTGATGTTCGTTCTAAAGAAGCACATGAAGAAGAGGAACATGACCAGACAATTAGAATTCAATTCCAGCACAAAGTTGGTGTTGAACTTGTAACTTCTGATTTGTTCGGAAAATATACAATTGCATAAGCATAGAAAAACTATTTTGAAGTGGTGGTTTATTATCACCACTTCTTTTATTAAGGAAGTCAAATATGGGAAATAGCAAATATTTTTATTGTTATTCTTATAAATTGATGTGTTTTTTAAAATCTTATGGATTTAGATATGTGTTTAAAGGTAAAAACTCAAACAGTAAATCAACTTATTATGCTTTTAAAAAATCAGTAGATTTAGATAACGTAATCATACTATGGAATACAATAAAATATAAGTTAAAGGAGCATAAAGAATGAATTATAAAGAACTATCTTTAGATGAATTAAAAAAAATTGCTAAAGAAAAAGGAATTATTGTTGGTAATAGTGGACAAGAAAAAATTATAGAAAAACTTAAAAAAAATGACTTAGAGAATAGTATGCAATTATTAATTGATGGTTCAGATATTAAAGGTGATATTTCTAAAGATGAAATTAATAATGATACTATTAGAAATGAATCAAAAAATTCCATAGAAAACACAAAGGGAAATGTAATTGGCGCAATAAATGATATTGTTTCAGATTTGGAAGATTTTGAAGAGTCAGATGAAAAAGATAATTCAATTGAAGACATAGGTATGAATGAAGAAGTTCCTTGTATGAGTATTCAATTTGGTGGAATCGTATACACCTCTCCTATAACTGGTGCAACATATAAATGGCACAAAATAGGTGATGTTGAGTATTTAACAATAAAAGAGTTAACTTCTATGAATAACTCAAAACCAGTATTTCTAAATAGACCGTGGATTATTTTACAGGATATTCGTGCAATAAATAAATTTAGACTTATGTCTAAATATGAAGAAGTTGCAAAGGTCAATCAGTTAAAAAAATTATTCGCAACAGGTGATAATAAGCTTATTGAAAAGACAATTGAAAGTGCACTGAAGTCTGGAATGCGTGAAGTTGTAATTTCTAAAGTACGTACAATGTACAATAATGGTGTTTTAAATAATACTCATATTATAAAACTACTTGAAGACAAATTACGATTTGAAATTGCAAGCAATTAGCAAAGCATACAGGTGACTTATATGGCTAATATTACTACTTTTCGGGAACTAGCAGATTCTGTATTTTTAAAAATTAAAGATTTAGATTTAGCACAGCTTCCAGAAGATTTGGCCTATCAGATTATTAAAAGTTATATAAAATCAGCATGTATCGCATTCCAATCATGCAATAATCAAAATTTATCTGATAGAGATGATGAATTAGAACAATTTAATTTTAAACTTAACGACGTAAACTTTGAAATATTAAGTGAATATATGATCATCAAATGGTTAGATTCTCAAATTCTTACCACTAATAATTTAAAAGCCAGATTATCTTCATCAGATTTTAAATCTTTAAATCTACATAATCAATTATCTAAATTAATAGAACTTCGATCCATGTATAAATCAGAAATTGATCAATTAGCGATTAATAATTCCTATAAAAATTCTAAGCTTTTTCATTTAGTTTCTAGTAGAAAGCGTGTTTAAAGATGAGTTTTCAATTAATGAAAGAACGTATTAAGCAAAGCGGAGTCACTCTTTATCATGAGCAGATCAAAGATGCACAAGATATTCTGAAATATGGTTTTTGTGATGATGTATCATATAATCCAAATATAGTATCTTATAATTCTAATAATGAAATACCTATTAAAATCTATGATCAGAAATTCAGTGCTTCATATGGAGTAACAGCAAAGTATTTAACAATGCATAATAATTTCATAGAACTTGGTCAACTTTTATATGATAATAAAAAAAAAGAATATTGGATGTGTATAGAATCTTATGAAGTATCAGGTATACACAATGAAGGGAAATTGGGAAAATGTAATAGATTTTTGAAGTGGCAAGATAAATATGGAAGTATAAAAGAAATTCCTGCAATTATAACAACAGCATCTAAATATAATAATGGAGAAAATGGAACTGAGATAGTCTATATAGGTTCTGACCAATTAATGATTTTTCTACCATTAAATCAAGATACCATTCAATTAGATAGAAATATTAACTTTTTAATTGATGAAAACAAAAATAATCCAACTGTATACAGAATAACACGCGTTGACACAACTCTTTATACATATATGGGTAAAGGTTTTATTTCTATTATTGTTACAGAATCGCAGTATAAACCTTCTCAAAAAGAAATAGAAATAGGTGTATGTCATTATATAGAAATGGACAACTCTACTCCACCTCCTTTAGATATTGACAATGAAAAGAAAGATTTAATAGCTAATATTTCTGGGAGCAATCAAATAAAAGCAGGTATTCCACGTACTTATTCTGTTAATTTTACTGATAAGAAAAATAATAATATAGACTGGAATAACATAAATTTTTCCTGGAATATAGTATCTAATTTTAATGTTAACTTAGATAAAAGTGGTAATTCAGTTAAATTATTAGTAAATGACGATTCACTTATTGGTGAATCTTTTTTATTACAAATTTATATTGATAATAAATTAATAGAAGAACTTGAAATTTTTATAATTGATGTTATTTAAAAGGTGGTGTTTCATATTTCTAATTTATATGATGCTTCTATGTATAAATACAAAATTATAAATCTTCTTCTAAAAAATAGAGATTTTATTACTGTAATTAATCCTGTTTCAGATTCTAAATGCGAATATTTGGATGATATTGAAATTCTATTAGGTGGAGAATGGATTTACGATGGTGTTAAATGTGTAGAAAGCGGACAAGTATTTGATTATAATTTCGTTGAAGATACAGTCATAAAAGAAAAAACGTTTGTGTTTGTAGAGACAGATATAGATAACGTTAGTAAAAATTTATTTACAAATTTCAACTTGTATGTATGTATCTTTAGTACAAAAGGACAAATTAGAATTACTGATAAAACAACCCCAACAGTAAATCAAATAAAAGATATGGGATACTATGTGGGAACATACGCAAATAGAATTGATATATTATGTGATATTGTAGATAGAATATTAAATGGAACAAATAAAATTAAAGGTATCGGAGAAGTTCAACCAGCAGATCGAGGATATTGTACAATCTACTATCATAATAATAAATTCTATGGAAAATGTTTAAAATATAAAATAATGAATTATAACGAGGATGATTTCTGTGAAAATTGATAAAGATTTTCTCTATCCATATAATATTTTTAATGAACCTTTTAAATACAACGAGCATATTACTTTATATCCTGTAACCATGAAAGATGTATTAAACTTTCAACCATTATCACAATCAATAATTATAAGAAAAAATAGTACATTCCGTGAAAAAAAAATAGTAAAAATGACATATCTTGATTTTTTAATTTATTGCTTAGGTAATGATGAACTTGAAGAACAATATAATATTACAGGATTATCACAATATTATATTCTTGCGATGTATCTATTAAAATTATGCTGTCCAGATGCAGAGATTACAATCAACGAACAAAATGGATACTATATCATAAATAACGAAATCATAACTCCTCAAATATTTGATGACTTAAGACGAATTATTATTATTCAAAATGATATTGATTTTGATATTGATGATTTTTTAAATTATGATACAGAACAAAGACTATTAAAAGCCCAAAAAGATAATAATAAAAATTTGAAATCAGCAAATATGGAAGATTATATTGATTCATTAGTTATCGCAATGAATATAACTGAGAAGCAGATAATGGATATGACTATCCGTAAATTTTGGAGATATATCAAACGATATCAGTTATATGAAAGTTATAATATAATGAAAACTGGTGAATGTAGCGGAATGATATCTTTTAAAGAACCAATCGAATACTGGATGAATGGTTTTGATGATAATGATGACAAATTTAGTTATCTTAAATCAGACGAACAAAATATGACAAATAAAATAAACAATGCAAACAATTAGAGCAGATTAACTGCTCTTTTTTGTTTATAAATTCTATATAAGAAAGGAAAATTAAATGCCAAATAATTTAGACATACTTAAAAAAGCTAATAGTAAAGCCAAAAACTTCTTAGTTTCTACGGCTGACTTTGCATTATTTTTCAATGAAATGTTAGCTTGTACTGGTACTGTAAACTTAAATACTTCTATCGAAGTAACAATGCAAGAGCAGAATATTAACGCAGGTAAAGGTAATAAATTAGTTTATTCTTACAAATATGGTCGAGAAATGAACATTACTCTTGAAGCAGCTAATTGGGATCTTCGTTACCTGGCTGTAAACCTTGGTAAAGATATTAATGTTAAACTGGATGATGCATATGATATTTACAAATGTGTAACTATTAATGATGGTATTGGTATATTGCCAAATACTCCTATCGGAAATGTTGATGTAGAAATTTCTGCTGATAACGCTATTAACGTTGTTCCAAACGGAAACACTATTGATTTAAAACCATATGGTATTGAATCAGGTACAGTAAATGTTACATATAAGTTTAGAGAAATGAGTCAAACAATTGTTATTGATGCAGAAACTTCTCCTAAAGTATACAAGCTTATTCTTACTGCAGACAAGCACAATAATAAACTTGGAAAAGTTGGTACAGTTGAAATTGAAGTTCCTTCTTTCCAGCCTAGTGGAAATTTTAATATTGAATTTACTCCAGATGGTGTTACATCAACATCAATCGAAGGAAAGGCCCTTGCTGTTGAAGGAGATACCTGTGATTCTGGAAATGCAGTATATGCTTATGTAAGAGAACGAAGTGATGAAGAATACAAAATTATTGTGTCTGAAATAGCTGGAACACCTGGCGTAATCGAATTAGATTCTACAGATAAGACAAAGATTGTCACTATTTCTGTAATTGGTGTGAAAGGTGCAATGTATAGCAATATTGAGCTGGATAATACTGATTGTACGTTTGTCAGCGACACACCTTCCGTTGCAACTGTTGACACAGATGGTATTGTAACTGCAGTATCAGCAGGAACAGCAAAAATTACAATTACTTATGGTGGTATTTCTGATGAAATTGATGTAATCGTTGCCTAATAAAATAAATATGAACAGATAGCTTTTTGCTGTCTGTTCATTATGGAGTGAGAATATGAATAACAAAGAAGAAAATTTGAAAATTGATAATGATGATTTAAGTGTATTAATTAATGATTCTAATACAAGCAAAAAAAACAAAATTTCATCAAATAAAAATTACAAATCGCAGAATTGTAAAGTGATTTCATATGATAAAAACAACAAAACTTTAGATGTGCAATTTAACGGTTATGGGATAAGAATTAAAAACGTGTTAAATTTTGACAATACCGTTACTGAAGTATCTATTCTTTATAAAAGCGAAATTGGTAAACCAGATTTTGAATACAAACTTTAGGTGAAATTATGTGTACAAATGCATATAAACAAATATCTGAACGAACAGGTAAAGAAATGATTTTTTGTAAATTACTTGGTAATGAAGGACTATTATCTCAAATTTGTATATGTCAAAGATTTTGTCAAGAAAAAGATAAGTATGTAGAATCTGATCACCCCAAAAAAATATGTAAAAATTATACTAAATAATTGATACGTACAAGAAGGAAGCATTATGAAAAAAATAAATTTAAACGGAATTACAGCAGAGTCCGTAACAGGCGTATTACTTTTGCTTGTTGCATTAATTAATTCTGTTTTACAATTGGTTGGCATTAACGCCCTTCCTATTGAAAATGAAGAAGTAGCTGCAATTGTATCTAGTATTTTTATTATAGTAACTTCTCTATGGAATACTTGGAAAAATAGAAATCTATCTACAGCAAGTCAACTTGCGCAATCTATCACAGACAGTTTAAAAAATGGAGAAATTCTTGAAGAAGATGTAAGAAATTTAATAAATAAAATTAGAAAGTAGGGATCGAATGAGAATTGCATTAACAGTTGGACACTCTTTATTAAAAAATGGTTCTTACACAAGTGCGGATGGAAAAAAGAACGGAGGATGTAATGAATATGTATGGTGTAAGGCTTTTTCAAAACAACTTGCTAAAAATTTAATAAAAGAAGGACACAAGGTAACTTGCATTATTTGTCCTGAAAAAAAATTTACATCATACAAGCAGGAAAAAGATTATAAATTAAATATAATTAATAATGGTAACTTTGATCTTGTAATAGAACTTCATTTGAATGCAGCAACCCCTTCCGCTGAAGGTACGGAAGTGTTATACAAATCTAATACTGGAAAAAAATATGCTGAACAGATTCAAAAACAGCTTGCTACTCTTTTTAGAGACAGGGGTGTTACACATCGTACGGACTTATATATATTAAACGGTACAAAACCCCCTGCTGTTCTACTGGAAACTTTTTTTTGTACTAATTCATCCGATTATAAAAAGGCAAAAGGTCATATAAACAGAAATAAAATAGCAAAACTTGTAGCAAAAGGAATTCAGAATGCTATTTAGGAAGGATGGATTTGTATGAATGAACGAAATATTAAATTTAACAAATGTTAATTATACATCTTTGTTTGTTTCCATAATTACTATTTTAATTGGTATGAAAGCTACTGTATCTATTTTTGAATGGTTTATTAATAAACTTGGTTTAGAAACAAAATGGATGCGAGAAAAAAGACAAAATCGTGAATTATTATTAAAAACTTCTGAGAATTTAATAAAGTTACATGATCGTCATGAAAAAGATATTGACAAATCAGATAAACGAGATGAAGAAATTTATAATGATATCAAAAAACTTACTCAGATGTTTATTGATAAAGAAATTGACGATATGAGATGGGAAATAAATAGTTTTGCTACAAAAGTAGCAGAAGGAAAACCTTGTAATAAAGATAGCTTTACTCATTGTATTCACATATATAAAAAATACGAAAATATATTAGAGGAAAATAATATGGAAAATGGTGAAGTAGAAATATCTATGGAAATTATAAATGATGCATATAAGCAAAAACTAAAAGATGGTTTTTAATATAAAAGAGCGATTTCATAGCGAAGTCGCTCTTTTATTTAGAGAAGTATCTATATGAATACCAATAAATTGATATAGGTATTTCACATACCAAAATGTCAGAGGTTATTGAACTGACATTAATGTAGAACAAATTTAGATGGGTCGCTCCCAGATAAAAGTGGTGGTCAAATCTCCTGCCATCACTTCGTTCTATTTTTAGAAGAATTTAGGAGATAAATGGAGAAGTAACTACTGAAGCTAAAAATTACTTTGTAAAGAAAAGGAGATTTTAATTATGAACAAAATTCAAGAATTTTTTAATGAGAAATTTGGAACTGTGAGAACCATTGAAATTAATGGAAGTATCTATTTTGTAGGATTAGATATTGCAAGAGCATTGGGATATTCTAACGAGAGAAAAGCAATTAATACTCACTGTAAACATCCTATCAAAACTAATATTGATGTGGAGTCCCAAAGTGGTACGTCACATAAAGCGAGAAAATCACAGATAATGCTGGTAATTTGTAAATCTGATATTTATAGACTAATTGTGAGATCAAAGCTAGAATCTGTAGAAGATTTTGAAAATTGGGTGTTTGATGAAATTCTCCCTACTATCGAAAGAACAGGTGCATACATTGAAGACGGACGTGAGGAAGAAATGATTGAAAAATATTTTCCCTCCATCAGTGATAATGTTAAACTCCTTATGATAAAAGATTTGCAAAAAGTAGTCAAAGAAGAGCAAGAAAAGAATAAAGAATTACAACAATTTTATGACGATTTAATGAATACTGAAGGATTATATCATATGAATATGGTGGCAAAAGAATTAAAAATAGGAAGAAATACCATGCTATCTTATCTTAGAGGGAAAAAGATAATGTTCTATCAGGATAATTCAAATGTTCCTTATCAAAGATTTATGAACCAAAAATTATTTGCCGTTGTAGAAACTCCATGTGCTGATGGAAAATATAGACCTATTACATATGCAACTAAGAAAGGACTTGAATATATTCGCAAATTATTGAGAAAAGATGGTTATTATGATTTAGCAACTGAATAAAAAACTACTACTCCACTATCTATTATTGATAGTGGAGTTTTTCAAGAATGAGGTGATTTTTATAAGTGCAAAGCTGATCACTATTGACAGCTCAACGACAAAATCTGGCTGTGCTTATTTCTGTAATGGAAAGTATAAAGAACATCTTTTATTAGATTGCAGCAAAAATAAAAATATGGACTCACGTTTTGAAGCAATGTCTCAAAAATTATGGGGAATGTTAGAGATTTATAAACCCAATATAGTATATATAGAAGAAACTGTTGTATTGAGGAACGCACAAACACAACGTTTCCTTACTCGATTACAAGGGGTAATTTATGCATGGTGCATAAATCATGGCTGCGAATTTAATACGATTCGTCCAAGCAACTGGAGAAAACAGTTATTTTTCTCTCAGGGTAAAAACGTAAAACGTGATCAACTTAAAGAACAGTCAGTTAAATATGTACTAGATAATTACAATCTAAATGTTGGTGACGATGAAGCTGATGCGATCTGTATTGGTGATGCTGTTATAAAAATGTATGGAGATAAAAAATGAGTGAAACGAAATCTATAAATCAAAAATGTTTAGAAAATATCTTATGCCATTTGACCAAGATGATTATTTTAACAGAACACGACGAAATAGATAATCTAAAGCAATTAATTAAGATGTCTACTTCTGTCTCAGCCCAGCTACTAGGTGTAACACAAAAGGAATGTAGCGAATATATTAATACGATGGATAATTTTAATAAAAGTGATATGTACAAGGTAAATATGACATCAAAGCACATTGAAGATTATATAAAAGCACGTCAAGGAAAATTATCAAAAGATGAAATTTCATTACTCATAAAGAATCAACAGATAGACCACTTACAATTCAACCATAATAAAACTATATGGGAAATGTGGGATAACACAGGCAAACATTTTGAATTTTATGAAAAGGATTGAGAAAGGTTATATGAACATTGTAAAAAATATTATTAAATATTTAATATTGGGCATTATTGGTGGATTTACTTACGTGTTAATAGAATTGCTTTATCGTGGGCATTCTCATTGGAGTATGTTTGCAGTCTCTGCGGTTTCTTTTATATTAATAGGACTTATTAACGAATTTATTAGCTGGGATATGGAATTATGGAAACAAATGCTAATTGGATCAGGTATTGTAACCATTCTGGAATTTATATCTGGATACATATTAAATATAAAATTAGGCTGGCATATTTGGAATTATAGCAATGTTCCATTTAATATTTTAGGACAGATATGTCTTCCATTTAGTATTGTATGGTTTTTTATTTCTTTGATTGCTATTGTAGCTGATGATTATCTTAGATACTGGTTATTTGACGAAGAAAAGCCACATTACAAGTGGTAAAATAAACAAATAAAATGGAGGAAATTTATAATGATTACACTTTTTAGATTATATATGATTAAAGCAAAGGAAATCAAATATAAGTTAGTATTTTGGAAAATTATAGACAATGTATTTGCTGAACTTATAAAACACCCAGAGGAATTTGAAAAGAGACTGACTGACTCAGTTGTAAGGTTGATAGTTGGTGATAAAACAGAAAACGAAACGAAATCATAACATATATCTTTAAATAAAATTAATGCTGCTCTCTTACTGTATTGTAAGGGAGTTTTTTTGTAAAGGATAAAAATATATGGCTACAGTAATAAAAAACATGAATGATCTAAAGAAACAGGTTGATACTGCCTGTAGCAAAGCTGTTGAAAATGCCTGTAATAGACTTTTAGGTAGTCTTCAACAAATTATTGACGAAGAATTTTATGACGTATTCGATCCGCAATACTATCATAGGACATATCAATTTTGGAAATCGGCTACAACCAAAATGCTTACACAAAATTATGGACAAGTTTTTATGGATAAGTCTGCAATGAACTATAATAACTTTTGGACTGGTGAGAAGCAAATCTTTGCTGCGTCTATTGGCTCCCATGGTGGATGGGCAACTGATGAAACAAAAGAACATAGATTTTGGGAGGTATTTATTGAATTTTGTAAGCATCATGCAATTGATATATTAAAGGAAGAGCTACGAAAACAAGGTCTAAATATTCAATGATACAAAATATTTATAACTACTACCACCTTTTAGTTGGTGGTTATTTTTATGTTTAAAATTCAGGGAGGTTATGTATGGATGAATTTTTAATATTGCTTCAAGCAAAGTTAGATGAAGCAAAATCAATTGAAAATTTAAATGGTACAAGCGGCGATATTGCAACACTTCAAGGAAAACTCAACGCGTTGCAATTACAAGCTACATTAGATCCAAATGCTGCTCAAAAGTTGGCAGATGATATTGGAAAATTGATTAACCAAAAAATTACTATTTCTAACATTAATATAGATACAAACCAAGCTGCTAAAAGTGCTCAACAAGCAGGTAAGCAAATTGGGGATACTATTAATCATAGTGTATCTTCAAGTTTGAAGAGTATCAAAAATGATATTGCAAACACTCTCAAAACAATGCCTAGACTTAATGCTACTGATATCATTAAAGAAATGAATTTAAACAGAAGCTCTGTGGAAACTGACATCGCTAATCAAGTTAAATTATTAGCAACTGAAATTAACAACCTTGGACGTGAAGCAGCCAAAACTAATAGTGACAGTGCATGGGAACAGCTTATCTCAAAATGTACTGAACTAGGAAAAATATTAGATACTTTTGGTAAAACAAGAAGTTTCCCAGGAATGGAAGATATTAAAAAATTTGCAGATTATTTTAATGGAAAGACTATATCTGTTGGTTATAAAAATTCTGGACTATCAGGAACAGATTTTACTACAAAACAGTTAAATAAAGACTTAAAGGATTTAACAGTTAAATTTGATAGTGCAAAACAAGGAGCTATTGAATTAGATACTGTTTGGGAAGAAATGTGTAATACTACTGGCAGAATGGATTTGCTCAATGTCACCACTGCACAAGACCAAATACAAACTGTCATAAACGAATTATTAAAAGCACAATCAATATTGAATGGTGAAAAGGGATTGGTTGCCCATCCAAACACGCATGGCGATATAACAAAGTATATAGATGATGTTAAACGAACGAGTGATACTGTTATTAATCTGCAAAATGAAATGTCAAGTCTTATACAGAAGAAATCTCAAGAATCAACCGCATCTGCTAATACTGTTGTCCAGAATGAGGAAAGAAAACAACAGGCAATTCAGGATACAGTAAAAATACAACAACAGCTAAAAGAAAACGGAAATATTATACATCAAACAGATTTTGCAGCTTCTTTTGATACAAAAGAACAAGCCGAAAAATATTTTAATACTCTTTCAAAAACTGTATCTATTCAAGAAAAACTAGGTGAAAATAAAAATTTAACATCTTTTATTATAGAAGTTAAAAATGCTGAAGGTGTAGTGGAACGACTGGCTTATAAATATAACGAATTAAGTAATACTTTTGAATATTCTGGCGGTTCAATAAATAATAATGGCGTTATTAAGCAAGTAAATATGATAACTGCTAAAGCCGATAGTTTACAAAACATTCTTGATAAATTAAAAGCAAATTATTCCGATATTAATTCTTCAAGACCTATCAAGGATTCTGGTAATATTTCTTCCCTATCACAACAATATGATAAAGTTTCTCAGGCAATTGAAAGCGTAAGAAATGCTGATAATACTACTTTTTCATCTATGGTATCTAATGCTCAAAGAGAAATTACAGCATTAGAATCAATGGTAGCGCAATTCAGAAATGCGGAAAATGTAGCTACTCAAATGAAAAGTGTTGATATCTCTTCTGGTATTGTTCAAGCACAGGAAAGACTCGGGAAATTAAAGGCTAATTCTACTGGTTTTGAACAAATGACTCAGACCCTTAGAGAATTAGATACTGCTATTACTAATGTAGGTGATAAATCTTCTCTTGATGCATTTATTGACAAACTTAGAGTTGCTGAATCACAATTGGGACGTGTAAAAGCCGAAACTAAAGCAATAACACAAGACAATAAAATTCAAATAAAAGCTGAAACATTAAAAAATAAGCTTGAAGAATTTTCTCAGAAAAATTATGGTTTTTCTACTTGGAAAAAGGATATTAATGGTGTAACTATTAGTTTTGAATCATTAATATCTTCACTAAATACGATAAAAAGTATAGATGATTTAAAAATAATTACCGATCAGGCTAATGCATTAAAAAGCTCATTTTTAGCTGTTAAAGCTAACGCAGACGCAGTTAGAACAGAAATTTCTGATTTAAATAAATCTGTTCAACAAGCCAATAAAATTCAACTTTCAATTGAAACAGGCGGCTATGAAGCTAAAGTTGACTCCTTAATTGCAAGGACAAGACAATGGACTGATGCAAATGGAAATGCAAGAATTAGCACCGACAATCTATCTTTAGCATTTGATAAGCTTTTATCTGCTTCTAATGCTTTCTCAGATAATAAAACTATAGCAAATCAACAGGCATTAATCAAAGCAGAAAATGAACTAAATATTGAAATCGAAAAAGTTACAAATTCTGTTAGAAAGAGAAATGCTGAATTTGCTAAAGATGCCACTATATCATCATTACATAATCAAATACAAAAATTCTATGATGATAACGGTGCTGCACATAGGAAATGGGGAGCACAGCTAAAGCAGATGCTAAGTGAAACTGCATCAGGGGCAGAGCTAACAAAAGAGCGAGTTACTGAAATAAAAACAGCTTTCAATGGTGTTGCTTCCGCTGCACAACAAGCGGGTAAAATAGGAAAGACATGGTTTCAATCATTTAAAGATGCCGCAAAGTTTTTGACATATTGGACAAGCCCTACTTTTATCACTATGAAAACTATTGCAGAAATTAAACAAGGCATCAATACAGTTAAAGAATTAGATACTGCTTTAGTGGATTTGAAAAAAACTACTACCATGACAGGCAGCGAATTAGAGAATTTTTACTATGATTCTAATAAAGTAGCAAAACAAATGGGTGTTACTACTGAAGAGATAATAAATCAAGCCAGTGCTTGGTCTAGGCTAGGATTCAGTAGCGAAGCTATGGCTACTAAAATGGCAAAATATTCATCTATGTTTTCATCCATTTCACCTGGACTTGATTTAGACTCTGCCACTAATGGACTTGTATCCACAATGAAAGCTTATTCAATAGGATTGGATAATGCAGATGAGGTTGTTGATGGTATTATGTCAAAAATCAACATCATCGGAAATTCCAAAGCATTAAATAACTCTGACATAGTAGACTTTTTAACAAGATCTTCTTCTGCTCTTGCTTCTGCTAACAATAGTATCGAAGAATCAATTGCAATGGGGGAAGCAATTGTTGAGATAACCAGAGATGCGACTGGGGCTGGGCAAGTCATGAAAACTACAAGCATGAGGATAAGGGGATACGACGAAGAGCTAGAGTCTTACACTGAGGATCTTGAAAATTTAAAAGGCGAAATTGCAGATTTAACTAAAACTGCAAAAACTCCTGGTGGCATTAGTTTATTTACTGATGAAACAAAAGAAACATATAAATCAACATACAAAATATTAGAAGAAATTTCTGGAATCTGGAACGATCTTACAGATAAAAATCAGGCTCAATTACTTGAAGTTTTAGCAGGTAAACGAAACGGACAAGCTTTAGCAGCACTGATTTCTAACTTCAAATCTGCTCAAGAATCTATGGATTTGATGGCTAATTCTGCTGGTAACGCAGAAAAAGAAATGTCAGTAATTATGGATAGTCTCGATTTCAAACTTAACCGCCTATCTGAAACAGGTACATCAATAGCCCAAAACCTCTTCAAAAGAGATGACATGAAAACAGTCATTGACGGATTAACATCAGTTATGAATGTCATTGACTCATTAACCTCCAAACTTGGATTGTTTGGATCTATCGGACTCGGCGCAGGAATATTTGCTGGAGTCAAGAACATTGGTAAAACATGCGAGTGCATGGATTTCAAATCATCTGTTTTATGTTTTGAATATGCCCTTCATACCTAAGTCATTCGTGGATAAAACATGAATTTCAAAGGTAGGAATGTGTGAACTTAGTCAACTCACAATGTTCTATAAAATGAATCGTAATTGAGAATTGCTATTCTCAGTGCTGGGAAGCTTATTTATAGTGAATACACAGTACAGTATGGCTACAACGGAACTGGAAACGGTAAACGTGAATGCATTCTGAAAAAGATACCAGTAATGGTAAGAAAACATACTGTTGGTTACGGGTGAAAGCCCTAAGTAACAATGCCTTTTGGAGAAGGCAAGACCACCGATCAGCAACGGAATCCCTAAATCTGATTTTCAGACATGGAACTGTTCAGAGAGTATAAACGATTCTGAGTCGAAAAGCTTGTAATAGGTACTCCAAACCAAGAAGGAAAACTTGCCCGTGACTGGGTATAAACCAAAAGAGTGATGCTGCTTTTCTATTTCTTAATAGCAACTATATTTATATAGAAGAAATAGAATAATGTAAGGATTTCTCCTAGCCGTATGGAAAAAACGGAGAATATTTTATATAAATAAAAGGACTGCCAGAGTAGAATCTGGCAATCCAAAATTACCGATGTAATTCTGTCTCAAAAGAGACATCATTAACATTGGCTTTCGTGTGAACATCTTTGTACTTTACCAATGTATTGCATATTTTACATACAATCTTATATATGTAAGGCATTACAAATCGAATGGTGGCGTAAAAGAATATAAAGCTTGCTGATACACAAATCATTCCATACCAAGAGTCACACTCAACAACACTTTTAATTATATTTTCCATAAGCCACCTCCGATACATTTGTTAAATGTTTTGAATATCATACTATTTAAGGTGGCTTGTGTGGAGCAAGCCTATCTCGCTGTGGAGACGAGATTATTTTTGGAGGTGACTATAGAATCAAATTTAAGTACTGTAAAAATATTATATTCTATTATATGATGTAAATATAGTCAGAACATTTATTTGGATATGCTTATTGATAAAATTATTGACATAGATTCATAGATATGCCATAATGTTAATAGCTACTAAATAAAAAGGTACTACCCATAAAGCAAGCGGTTAGTCCCAAATTGAATATAGTTAAAAGATTATAACCGTATCAGATTGGAGCCTGGGGCGGTTATTTTTGTTTACCAATTTGATAAAACAAATTGGCGACTGCACATATTACAAGTATCAACTGTAAAGTTTCACTTATAGTCATAACTGCAATCCTCTCCTTCACTTAGTATTTCTTCCAGAGAAGATTATCTATGTAAACAGAGGGTATCAGTCCCTCTGGTGAAGGACTAACCGCCTACCACTTTAGGTAGCACCATAGTTATTGTAACATACTGTAAAATATTGTCAATTCTTATATTGTTTTTAATCATGTGGGTAAATCATAAAAAGTATACAATTTGACATATGAAAAGCACAAACTTTCAATAAAATAAACCATCATAATATTTACAAACTCTTTCCATTGTGATACTCTGAAAATAACAAATTTTTAAATTTTGGAGGAATCAGAATGGATTATACTTGTAGAACCAAAACATTACAGGCATTAGTAAAAGCTATGGATAAAGGGACAATTCTTTTGTCACATAAGTTACAGCGTCCAGAGGGACAATGGAATCGTAAACAAAAAACAGATCTAATTGATTCCCTTTTGCGTAAGTATCCTATTAATCCGACTTACGCGATCAAAGAGGTCGGGATATCTTCTGTAATAGATGGTGTGCAGCGTTTAAGTTGTGTTCGTGACTTTATTTCGGACAAGTTTGCATTATCAAAAGATATGGAATCTGTAATAGTAAATGACGAAGAAAAACCTTTAGCTGGATTAAAATTCAGCAAATTAGATGATGACACAAAAGATGCAATACTTAATTCAGAGTTACAAGTATATGAGTTGACTGATTGTACCGAAAAAGATGTACGTGAAATGTTTCGTAGGCAGAACGCAGGCAGACCTCTTAATGGCAGACAACTCAGGGTCGTACATGAATCAGATGAATTTAGTGAAATTGTTTACTCTCTCGCTACACACCCATTTATGAATAAGCTTATGACAAAAACACAGCGTAAAAATGGTACTGATAGAGATTTAATTATTCAAACATTAATGTTAATGGAAACAAATCAAGAAAACGATTTTACTTCATTTAGAACAAATGACATAGACGCTTTTGTAGTTAATCATTCTGATTCCATTTCACAAGATAAAGTTGACATGTTAGAAATGGCTTTAAATAAATATGATGAAGCGTTTGAAAAAATAAAAGTTCCTGTTACTTCTATTTCATTTATACTTTACAGTGGACATAGGATTGTCAAGGATAATAAGGATTTTTCTAAGCTGGTGGAATTGGTTGATGATTTCTTAAACAATTATGATTCTAATGAAGAATACAAACAGTATGTTCAGTCGGGAACTAGCTCAAGTGAGAATGTTCGTGGCAGACTCGATTGGTGGAGAGAGAGAATTAAAACTTTATAGTAGTTGCAGCAAGCATAGTACTGCATTCGCAGAAATAATCAATGGATGGTTACAGTATTTCCGAAATACAACAAATTTAAGAGTTTGGTATATTTACCAGACTCTTATTTTATACTATCTATAAATAAACAAAAATGCACCAAAAAAAATTGACGAATAAACACTATGGTAATATAATATTGTCATATATATACTTATTGAAAAATAGTTAAAGTACGAAAAGGAGAGGTTAATATGCCATTGTTATATTTAGCAAAGGTTAATTTGAATTCAAAAATTTTTGATGTGTATAATAAAAAATTGAAAATCAAAGATGTATGTGACAATATCTATAACAATATACAAACAGGATCAGATTATATGACAACATATGAGGATAATTATAATGATTCACTTGGAAATACTTTATCTTATACCAAAAAGTCAATATATACTTTTCAAGAAATAGAAAAAAAGAAAATGGAATAATTACAGGAAAATTGGTACGTTCTTTCAATAAACCCACTGAAAAATTAGATACAGATTCAAATAAAATGATTATAACTTACAATGAAGAAAACGTTAGTATTTACTTCTATTATGACATTTATAGGGAAATGATTACTTTTTGTGAAAGGCGAACTTTTGGTTATAACCAATTTATGGAAGCTTTTACCTATTTATTAAATAAATGTATGGGTGAATATGAATTCCAAATATTTCTACAAAAAGATAAGAATGTCTTAGAAGAAAAGATGAAATCCCTTAAAACGGTTTATAGAGTAAATGCAACACTTATTCCACCAAATTCAAATGAAGATGATATAAACGACTTACGTGAATTAGTTTATATGCAGTAATGCATAGATACAAATTCAACAAAAATAAAACTTGAATATGCATCTGATAATATGAAAATGGAATCCAATGTTATGAAAGACATTATGACTGCTGTTTCCCGTGGATATGGTGACATGACAGCATTAGGAGTAAATAATGAAGGGATAGGTTGAAAGAAAAGTGTAAAAAAAGCCAACATAGTACCAGAGCACCAGTAAACTGCCGCTTTCACAGGAAGATTCTATAAGTGGAGGGTATCAGACTGTTGCAACAGGAGGAATTATTGTAAAGCCTCTCTTCTCCAATCGTTTGATTGCATTTTTATCGTACTGTTCCTGAAATTTCTGGTACATTTCTTCAGGAATAGCCGAATAATCCGTATCAGCAGGATTGAAAACTTCCTGCTTTGAAAACATATGGTACAGGCAGGTCAGCATCATGCATGCAATGGCGATGATCGCCCGTTTGTGTCCACGGCGCTTTTTGATACGGTCATATTTGTATTTGAAGTAAGGATTCTTTTTATCCTTGATTGCTGCGTTTGCACATTGAATCAGCAGGGGTTTTAAGTAAACTCCGGCTCTTGAGATGTGGACACTCTTCTTTTTACCGGCACTTTCATTATTTTGAGGAGTAAGTCCAGCCCAGGAGCATAACCGCTTCGAGGATTTGAATACCGCCATATCCACCCCGATTTCAGCGATGATAAAGAAAGCAGATTTTTCTGTGATTCCCGGAATTGTGGTAGCCAGTTCGATGAATTTGTGGTAAGGTTTAGACAGGTTTGAAATTGCTTCTTCGAGAGTGTCAACACACTCATTGATGTAGTCGAAGTGTTTTCTACAGACCTTCATCTTAAGCGATTGGTCACCACGCAGTTCATAACCGATAATGGACTTTACCACGTCATCTGCTTTATCCTTTGCTTTCTTAAGAAGCAGGGATTTACAGTGTTCTGGGTCAAATACGTCACAGGTAAGGATATAATCAATAATGGCGGTTGCAGATTTTCCAAAAGTGTCTGTGAGTACGGAAGAAAGCGCTATATTGGAGACGGTAAGGGCGTTTTGAAAACGGTTTTTCTCACTGCTGCGGTGGCCAATCAGTTTCTGCCGGTATCGGAACAGCTCCCTCAAAGCGCGGATTTCCTTACAGGGAATGTAGCTGGAAGGAACGATGTCAAATTTAAAAAGGTCGGCAATCCAGGCAGAATCCTTATCATCAGTTTTCTGGCCTTTAATGGCTCGGACATATTTGGGATTGGCGACAACGACATGACAGGAATCTTCCAGGATATTAAAAACAGGAATCCAGTATTTGCCGGTGGATTCCATACAGACCTCAGTACAGTTATGTTCAAGGAGCCATTTCTTAAGGGATTTGAGGTCGGAGTTGAAGGTGGCGAATCTTCTTTTGATATAAGAAGTAACGCCTCGGTAGTCTGTAATGGCGATGGTGGCAACCACAAATTTTTTGTGGACATCCATGCCACAGCAGACAAAGTGTTTGATAGATAACATAAAATAAACCTCCTTATGCAGAAGCAGGAATTGACTGGTTGTCCAGCAAAGAAAGACCTAAGGAATTGCTTTGACAATAATTAGGTTGCGTGCTCAAAGCGCCACTGATTTGTGCTTGAAAAGACAACCGACACATGTTAAAATGCGGACTTTATTCCGAAAAATCAGAGGAATCGATTCTACTTCCTCCTCCGTGCTTTGTAGTGTACCTGCATAAGAAGAGTATATCATAGAAACAAAGAAAAAGAAGGCACAAAACTTGCTGTTTCATTACCTATTTGTGCCTGAGCGGAGCGAAAGGAATGTAAGTTAAAATGTACAGTCAGATCCAGTCATGATGCGGCATATACGTCTAACATTTCAGAAGACATTACTAAAGAGGATATAAATACTGAATCCGAAAAATTAATTACACGATTTTTATCTAAGATTGCAAACAAATTATTTGCAGGATGAAAGGAACTATATGAAAAAAATCAATGATACATCTTTTCAAAAGATATTTACATTGAAGAAATATCAAGATTTATACGATTTTTCAAGTCTGGAATGCCGAATTTCTTTAATAACCACCCTACTTTTAAATTTTGTATTTGTTATATGTGCTCATTATATTGGATTAGATAATACAGTGAGTAAATATATAGAAATGCTAGATAATATAGGAATTTCACTAATAGGCTTTTTAGGCTTTATTGTAACTGGATTAGCAATATTAACAGGTGCTATATCCAGTAAAGTTGTAAAAAGATTTCAAGATGGAAATAAAATGGCAGCTTTAGAAAGAATACTGTTAAGTTTTTATCTGATTGGGATAATAAGTGCTTTCTTGGTTATAACGGCATTTGTTTTACATTTTATTGCGATTATACCCATTCATTCAATTTGGTTTATTAATATAATACTATTATCATTGTTATCATATTTTATAATATTTACAATTTTTTATGCTGTAAAATTAATTGGAAATTGCTTAGAGTTGTTTTACATCATAAACAGTATGCAAATGTCAGATGCCCCTTCTATCGATTATAAAACACGATATAACAATTACAGGATAACCGCGCTTGAGAAAGTTGAATTGAGTGTTACATCTATTAGTCAAGTTCAAAATTATAAACAGACTATCAAAGAATTAATTGAGAATGATGATATATCCTTGGAAGATCGTATAATTTTATTAAAAATGCATAAGGAACACTTTCGAAAAAATTAGATGTATGCTAAAAGAGCAAGAGAACTAATCTCCTGCTCTTTTTTGCGAATTACAGTTTAATTATATACTATTGCATCTGAAATTATACATCTAAAAAAATCCTTTGTTGCACCAGTAATTGTCAATGTAGCACAATTATTTATTGGAACATCGACATCAATCATTTCTGTATAAATATTAATTGTAGGAGACGTGTAAATTATTTCTTCATCAGCTTTTATTGTTATAACACCACAAATATTTTTATCTCCTTCATTATAAGAAGATAATTTAAACTTCAAATTACTATATTTTCTATTTAAATTGTAAGTAATATTTCCACTCCTCATCCATAAAACCAATGCTTTAGTACAAGTATTTCCAAGAGAATCGTTAATTGCCTCTTCATAATCACAACCAAACGAATTTGTCACCCATTGATCAAGTAAATTAGCTTTTTCAGCAATAACTTTACCAATAAATAAAGTATTATTTTTTATAGTGCAATTTTGTTCATCGGGAATTAAACTTTCTACAATTTCTCTTGAAAAGTAATCCCTGCCATCAATCGTTACCATAGAATTATTTCTATTTATAAGAATATCTTGTGCATCAATTGATAAAGCTAAATTATTAAAATTAATTTCTGGCATGTCATTTGTTTTTGATTGTAATGCACTTACCTGATAATTTGCTTCTGATAAGTCACTAAAATACTTCGTATTCTGATCCAATAAAGATTTATTTTGAGACTGTAGCCTCTGATATTCATCAACGAGATCTTTTACACTATTAATCGTAACTTCGTTATTATCACCCATAAAATTTACCACATTGCCCATAGCCGCTTGAATTTCGTTTTGAATATTCTTTTGTTCTGATGATTTGCCGTATCCCATTCCACCTATAAATCCAGCTACTATTGTTGCAACTCCTGTTATTATAGCTGCTTTTATTGTATTGCTCATGAAATTCCTCCTTTATGTCTGCTGAATGTACTACATACATTATATCATATATTGTAAAAATTTGGTATACAAAACAAATATTCTTATAGAAATATCTCCTACCATGTAGTATACTGTAAGTAATTGGTATATTATGCCAAAATGCTTATAATTAGGGGGAATTGATATGGCAGATAAAAAAGAGCGTAATCAAGCAAACATATATAAAATAATGTGGGGAATATGTCGTCAAATGGAAACTTTGCAATCCACTGATAGATATGATGTTGATGCATTGCTATACAGCCTTTCATATCAAATGAAACAGCTTAATTATTTTTATAAAGATTTAATTGACAAACAAGGTTCCGGTGATGCGAACAAAACATACTATAATTTAAGACCAGCACCAGCAGAACATCAATTAATCTATGTTAGTCTTTGTAGAGGTTTTCCGAAAGAACTATATGATGGGCATTGGTGCTATCTCTTAAAAAATTGCAGAACAAAATTTCTTGTTATACCAGTAACATCTATTAAGGAAACTTCTTCCACCGATGAACAATCTTATTATTTTGACATAACAGAAGAAGGTAATTCAGTAGCCAGATTACGTTTTGACGAAATGAGAACTATAGACAAGATGCGAGTTATTACAAAAGATAAACCATACAGAAATATTAAAACAGATCGAAAAATTATAGAGCAAAAATTTATGGATTTTCTAAAACTATCTATTTTTACTATTGACAATGAGAATGAATAATGTTAATATTATTAAAAATAATAAGAAATAGCTCTTAAATGAGTAGAAAACCAAATATTTTTTAGCCTTTAAATAGGTAGAAAAAAAGAGACATTCTTAATGGTGTCTCTTTTATTATATGGAATTTTGCAGTTTGCCAAATCCAAAATTCCCTCGTACATTACTTTTAATTTTGACATATGTACTCTCCTTTAATTATATGTGGTCTGGCTTAATCCCTTATAAATCAAAGGTTTTAAGCATTTTTTATCATAAAAATGGTCCAGTATAATTAAACTTATTCGCAACTTATACTTACAATTATTACAGTGAAAAGTTTTCTTGTATTATTATATTAGCAACATGTTCAATTTGGTGTATAAAATTAAAACGTTTACCACTTTGTCTATAATTGTCAAACTTATTTTATTTATAGTTTCATTGAATATTCCTTATATGATAAGCCGCTATAGCAATTATTTATAATTAGGTAAATTGTATCACAACATTACAATCATATCAATGCTTATTATTGAGAAATGAAATTATGAGAAATAAAATTATGTGTCTCTACAACACCACTTCTACACTCCACATGCAGAAAAAATATATAGTATGATATTCAAGACAATTAACAACTCTGTTGACTTGTTTTGGATATACATTTTAAAGAAAGGGAAATTAAAATTATGAATATTCAAAACAATACAAATAATAAAACTGCTATTCAAAACGAACAGCAGTCAAAATCAAAACAAGAAATTATAAACGATATAATTAAAGTCTTAGCTGATAACAGCTTAACTATTGCAGATTCAAAAGACATATTGTATGAAACATCTAAAGTAATTTGTAGTCAAATTGTTAGAGTTTCTTAATAATCTCATCCAGTTTACGTGAAATATCGCCCAGTTCACTTTTAATACCCCCACGATTCTGTGTGATCACTACCTGTATTTAATTCTATATCCTTTAATTTATTCTCGATACTTCGTAAATAATCTCTTGGTGTACGGTCTTCAAAACCATCTGATTGTATATTCCTTACTGCGTCTTTTAAGTTACAATTTTCAGGATCGCCTTCTTTATAGCAACCATTGTTAAAAACGCACTCAGGAACACAATTACCCTTTATAAACAGGCAAAAGTTTCCATATATATTTTCTCCTTAGAATATATGTTATGAGTAATGACTATTTACCAGCGATTTTTTGTGCTTCACTTTTCAACATCAATTCAACTTCTGCTTCTGATTTCATCTGCGCAACCCATTGATATTGTTGGAGTTTAGCATAATTATTTAATTGTGTTTGCTGAATAGAACTAAGATTAAACAGGCTTGCTACCGTAGCAACAATTTTTACAATTTGTGATACATCTTTAATTATACTCATATAATTCCTCCTTAGTAGTTGATAGACAAATTTTACCATAATACTACATTTGTGTCTAGCATAAACATTAGTTCGGAAAATTTATAAAATTAGAAAGCTTCCTGTATACTTTAAATAGGTCAAGAGATTGACACAAAAAAATACCTCAAGTAAATTTAGATTATTACTGAC